TTAAGCGCCACCTCGGGCGGCAGACCAGACGCCAGCGTTGCCTCAATCCGGTCTTCCCACCGCATACGCGGCCCAAGGCGCTGCACATCTAACACATCGGCTTTTCTGACGATCATTGTTCCGTGATCTCCAGGTGTCCAGTTACAGACACCAGTGTGAGAGGCAATGGTTGGTCTTGAACCACCACCACCCGCGCGTCTGTGTCGTAATCGTCATCCACAAAGATTTTGTCCCGATATTCACCCGTGAAAATAGGTGGAGCCTGCCCAAACGGGACGGCATCGGTCCTGAATATAAGAGACTCAAGTCGGTCATCATCCGGGCCTACTTTCCCGCCCAGAGACTTGTAAAGCTCAATGGAAATGCTTTTTACCTGCCGTATCTTTCCCTTTTGCGTTTGCTGGCTCTGCAAGGGCATCGGTTCGCAGATACCAGTATAAGGAAGTCCAATATGAACCACTTCGGCTTTGTAATCCAGAGATACCACGCCGCCGGACGTGACCAGCACTTCGGGGTGTACAGCACCATCAGCCAGAACAGACGCGGACATGTTAGCCAAATGGTCAACGCCTGATATCGTATCAACCCGCTTCCGTGCCGTGCCGCCATCCGTATACGTGGAATAAGCTGATCCATCGACGCCAGCCAATTCAAATGTGGTTGCCGTGGCCGATCCGACCGTGTAATAGTTGCCGTTCAGGTCGGTCATGCCCTCCACGTCATAAATCCTGATTGAATCACCACTTGAGAACGGGTGACCACTGGATGTTATCACAACCGGATTTCCGCTTGTGGCCCCCTCAATGTCCGCTTCAACCGGCCCGTAGGTCAGCATTGCATCCAAAAACATGGCATCTATGGCCCGTTCGTCATCAGTGCCCATAAAAGGCCCGTTCATGATCTCGATAAATCGAGTGTCAGTCCCGTCGATGGTTCTTTTGACCACAGCCCAAACCTCATGACGGTCTTCACCTGGAATCACGGCCACGGATTCAAATTCGCCTTGAGTGCTGTGAATATGCCAGGCAACCACTTGATGGTCTCGCTGATACGTCAAACCGAGCATGTCACCATCATCACGAACCGCCCATAGAACCCCGTAAGGCTTTTTCTGATACGCCCATGATGTGATGGTATTTTCCTGCAACAAATGTTCGGCCAGGATAGAGAGATCATTGGTTTTCATCCCGTCCGCGTCAAAGCTGTAGATCAATTCTCGAACCTTGCCGCCTTTTTCCTCCAGGAACACAAGAGTTGATCCGGCAATGGCCGGCATCAGGTTCTCAGACCCGTTGTATTCGGCTTGCTCAAAATGAAAGGATGTGGGAGTTAGAACATTGTCCCCGGCCCCGGTTAACGTCCATTCGCCGCCCACGGTTCCGAATAAAAAGATTTTTCCGGGAAAAACCCACTGAATGGCGTTGTTTTGGTCAGCATCGACCACCAGGATAACCGCGTCGTCAGATCGAACCGGACTTGACTTCCCAAAATTGGTATACGCCCCGGACCTCGAAAACCACAACCCAGTTGGCTTGTCATCGGTTCCGGCAAAACAAAGGCGTTGCTGATAAATCGTCACAGCACGAGGATATTCACCGACCGCCCCGAAAAGACTCGAAGGATGCTCCGGGGGTGTTGTGCTTTCGTCAGGCGTCCGGCTGCCGTCGTCTGTGTAGGAGGGGGATGCCACCGCCCCGGCTTTTCCCAAGTATGCGTAAATACCATAAACTTCTTTGTAAACCCAATACTCTTCGGCACCGGAAACGGCATTCCATGTCAACGTCATCTTATCGCTTGAACTCAAGGAGGCGGGACCATCTTCGGTGACCGCAGAGCATGGGTCAGATTCCTCCAGTGTATCTGGCGATATTGTGGTCACGACATAAGTGTGATCCGTTCCAGATCCAGCCCCGCTCTGGGCAATCGCCAAACCAGTGGGAGCCGCCAGGGCCGGGCCAAAGGTAAGTGTACTCAAGGTCCAATTATCATGAGCCGTTCTGGTCAGTTTTCGAGGTGCATAGTCCGGGTGACAGATAAAAAGTACATCGATCGATTGACAGAAATGCAAGTCAGACAGATCAGCTCCTGAATATGGAGTTACAATCTCATATGCTCCACCTCCACCGGCCTGAACCTGCCCCTGATCCATATACACTCGCATGTATTCATGTCCGAACTCGAGTACGTAAGCCTGTGTTCGGCTGAAAACAAATGGAATCAAGATTACGGGGTTGTCAACATCGCCAGCGGTCGCCACATACGTGAACCCAGGCCGGAAGGTAGCCGGGCCCTGAGCCAATGGAATGAAATTCTCCATCCGAACACAGCCGGTCGTGTACTTGGGAAAGTCAATGCGGCCTATCATCCAGGGAGACAACAGCCCCCCGGCAAAGGACATGATATTTACGGTGTCCCGACTCATCCGCGTGCCGCCAGCCACGAGTCAAGTTGTTCTGTTACCTCGTCTTTGTCGCTTCTTGAATCTTCGGTCTCGGCTTCTTTCAGGGCGATGTAGTAGAGTTTCCACATGCCTTCGCCCTTGGTATTGGAGCCGGTCAGCGGGTGAGCCAACTCGGCAGCTATCCGAGTCCACAAGGCTTTAATGAAATCGGTGGAAAATTTGGTGGTATCGGTAATCCGGGCCGTGTAGACCAGGACAATATCCTCTTCATTGCAAAGAATCGTTGAACCCTCAACGCGAAACTTGGTGTCTTGCGTTCCAAGTGAGGACTCAACAAAACGTGGCTTCAAACAGTCCACCGGCATCTGATAGGTATAAGTCCATCTGCCCACGGCTGTCTCAGACAGCAACGCCAGTTGCCGACGTTTTCTGGCAAATCCCCAGTCATGAGCCGCAAGGACTTCATCTCGGAGCGTTTCAAAATACGTTTGACAGAGGTTTGCCGCTTTGTTGCCCTGGTCCAACGCCGTGATAGCCGGAGAGCCAACCCTCTGTAGTGCCATGTTGCATATCTGAACCGCGCTTGCCATTGCTTATCCAAAATGGGGGCCTTGCGGCCCCCGTCTGTGCCTATTCGGCCGGTTTGGTGATATGTTCCAGAAGTTCCGCGCGTAAATCATCCATGTTCTTTCGCCGGTCCAGTTCAATCGGAGGATCAAAGCCACGGGCATAATCCTCCATCTCTTTCTTGGTTTTGAAGTCCGGGAGTCCATCATCCATAATCACAGGCTCATCTTCCGGCTCTTCCAGGTCCGGTTTCTTGCCCTTGCTAAGCTCGGCAACCACTTTCCAGTGTTTCGGGCACTTGTCGAACTTCTTTCGCGTGCCCATTTTAACCAGCTTGGTAAGGTTTTTGGCTCCGTATAGGATGGTGCAATCCTTTTTAGCTTCACATAGAAACATAAGTCACCTCCTACGGAGCCACCTCTGCAATGAAGTCGTATCCGTTCGTTTGGACGTTTTTGACCAGACCGCCGGAAACCGTTCCAACGGTAAAAGCCTCAACGACTTCAAAATACAGCTTCAGGTATTGGTAATGGGTTGAAGGAACGCGAAGGCCTTCAAAGCGGTATCCTTCAACGAGGCTGGCCACCAAAACCGGACCGACTTCCACGAGGGAGGCATACCCCGACCCGGACGCCGAACTGTGCATAAGGTGGCACGCGATGGAAGCCGAAGCCACGCCGGAACAGGTATCCGTTACCTGCACCCACACTTCGATGGGCTCTCCTCGGCCGGTATTGGCCTGGCCCATGTCGATGTAGTTGGTGCTGTACGCGCTCCCCGACATTTCCTGATCTTCACAAAAAAGATTCTCATGATCGATATACATGGTATTTCCTCCTTACGGGGTTGCGCTTAACGCAGTTTCAGTGTCCAAGAGGGCATCGCAGCGACGAATCGGGATACCCTGGAACGAGGTTACCGGCAGCCCAAACGGGTCAGTGCTTATGTTGATGTAGACGTTGGAGGCCGTAGCCCCCGCAACATCAAGCATGTCTTTTGCCGCTCGATTCGTGTAAAACACGGGACGCCCCATGCTCAGACTCGGGATTAAGTTTTTAAGCTTAATCATCTCCTTGGTAAGATTGCTCAAGGTCGGCCACGTTCCGGTATCGATGTTGCAAAGACGAGCCACATACCGCCAGTCACGGACCACAAGACCGATATCCCACTTGTAGTGAGTCCGATAGCCCTGATACATTCCGCCGGCCGCATCAAACAGCGTAACTTCCCCTAAATCCTGATGGGTAATTCCAGCCTTGCTGCCCTTGGGGAAGGTTCCATGGACCGTGTTTTCACCCCATACGACCAGCCAGATGGACGTGCAATCGTCACCCGAACCGCTCATGGTCTTAACGTTCGGCGCATCGTAATACGGATACCGAGGCCCCAAACCGAGGAACTTCTCCGGGTCGGTTGCAGTGTCGTGATAGAAAAGTCCCGTGGCCATTTCCTGGTTCATGGCTTCCAGGAAGGACCGGTCTTCTGACAGCCGGAACTCTGCCGTGTTACCGTTCAGGTCGGCCAGTGCCTTGTCAACTTCGGCATACGCTTCAAGCATGCCGCAGGTGTCATCCACCTGCTTGGTTTTGGATTTACTCGGCTGAACACCATAGTTTAACTTGCGCCAGGTTACAGCCGGTTAGTCCGTACGAACCGTGGTGCGATGTCCGGTAGGCAGATTACCCTCCACAAACATCATATCCATGAGAATTTCGTTAGTTTGATTTAAAATTTCAACAATTTTCGCAACCTTGCCATCAGGGTCTAAGCGCTTGGCCCATTCAGCCAAGGTAAATGCAAGTGTTCCAACTCCAGCCATTTGTTATTCCTCCAGGCCACAAGGGCCGGTTGTTTATTTCTTTCCTTGGTTGGGGTAAAGTGTTTCCGCCGCCGTTTTATCTCCACTCGGCGCGGCATTGCCATCCACAAACAGGTCTTCGCTAAGTTTGCCAGAAAATTCAAGCAATTGCTTTGCCGCTTCGGGCAGATTTCCAATGCCCATGGCCGTCACCATTTCAGCCGCCTTTTCGCCAAAGGCCAGGGATAGAACCTTTCCTACCTTCTTCATGTTCGTGTCGTAGTTCTGGCCCCAATCCTTGCGGAGACTTTCCGAGGCTTCGGCTTTTTGTGCTTCCAGGGCTTTGCCGATCTCCCCGGAACGGTTCACAGCCCAGTCGATCATGGCCTTGAACTGATCCTGAGTCAGTCCGGCAGCCAGTCCGGCTTCGCGGAAAGATGTCTCTGCCGTTTCATCCCAACCGATGGTTTCAGTTTTCACATCCCCGATATCGTAAGCATCCGCCTTTTCGGGTGCCTTGGGAACGTCGGCCAGCTTGCCCAGTGCATCCACATGAGCTTTGGCCAATTGTTCAATGTTTTCGACTCCCTTAAAAGCCTCATGGCCTTTCAGGTCGTCAGACAGGCCGTCAAAAAGACCGGCCGGGGTTTCAGTCGCGCCGCCGCCGTCCGCCACATCGGTGTCAGTCTGTGTGGTTTCAGCCGCCGTTTCCTCACTCATTAGACTTTCCTTTCTTCAAGACTTTTTGCCGGGCAGCCTTGCGGTAGCCCTCTAAAAGCACCTGCTGCGCCGCCTTTGGGTCGGCCAGCGTAAGCAGGCTGAATATCTCTTGAGCCGATTCATGTCGGCCCAGGTTGTAAAATGTTTTACTGTTTCCCGTGAAACATTCCCGGAACAGCCCGAGTCGTTCCAAAACCTCTCGAAAAACCCGCATCCCTTCTGGCGTTCTTGCCACGGACTTGAAGTCATCAAGGATTTTGGCCTGTTCGGCTTCACTGAGCTTTTGTTCTTCCTCATATTCCGCCCAGGATTCCGGGTCAATTTCTTTAAGAAAATCATACTCATCCATGAATCACTTCACGATATAGATGTATACGACCCCTTTGGCCCCATTCACGTTGTTGTTGCTGATATTCAGGGTGAGTTTGGAATTCACGAACCGACCGAAATAGAACTCTTCCCCGCTGGCCCCGCCCTTGGGTAGCGTTTGAAGCGTAGCCGTAGCCGAAAGATCGGCCAGGGCACCGCCCATGACATCGTTACCATCAGCATCGGTTATGGTGATATCGTAGGCCGCTTGTGGAGAAGGGCTTCCCGGATCAACCACAACCAAGGCGATATACCCGTAAATCGTTTCATCAGACTGCTTTGCCGTAACCGTGCCGTCTGTGTGGGCCGTCCAGGCAAACTTGACTACCGACGCATCCCGGACATGGTCTGAATCATCGGTAAAAGTGTATGTAACCACGCTGGCTGCATTCGCCACGCTGGACCCAAGCCACATCACAATCAAAATGGCCAAGACCACGGCAACGATAATCGCCACCTTCATGCCCAGGCCTGACGACTTGAAGCCGGACCACATTGCTTTGAACGGGTTTTTGATAAAATCAGGTATATTCATGTCATTCTCCTATTGAGCGCCGCCCATGGCCGCAGCCACATCAGTCAACGCGGTACGCTCATCCGGGTTTATTTTGGTTTCGCTCATGGTCTTTCCGGCTTGCGCCGCGTTCATCATGGCCTCATTCATCGCCGCCGCCTGTTTCTGTTCGGCGCGGGTTTGTCTGATTTCAAGCACCTGCTGTTCGGTGTTGATCATCTTGGGTTCAGAACCGGACAAATCCGCCCAAGCGTCAATAGCCTCATCCGGGTTGATCTTGTCCAAGGCATCGGGCCAGAACTGAGACAACCCGGCCGCAAACTGCGTTGTTGAGCTGATTGCTTGTGTTCCCACTTGCTTTTGAGCTTGGGCAAGTAGGCTGATATATTCGACTTTCAGTTCTTTGTTTTCAAGCTCACGCGGCGGTGGAGGGATATACCCGTTACGGTCAAGGATTCCATAAGTCCGGTCCGCCAGCGGGTTAAAGAACTCCGATTGCTGGCGTTCAATGGCCGGGCCGAGCAAGAGTAGCTTTTCCTCATGCCTTTCAGCAACTTCGGTTGCAGTCATATTAGGACGTTGAATCAAGAACAGGAAAAGGTCATTAAAAAAGCCTTCTGTGATTGCCTCCCGGATATCCTGTCGAAGCGCCACGCCGTGTTGAAGGTTCGGGTTAGGTGAATAAACCGGCTTGGCCAGTGGTTCGCCTTGCTGATTCAAAAGCCCCGGATGCTGAGTCCCAGGCATCAGGTTAAGACGATCTTTCATCCCGGACGCTAAAGCCATCGGGGGATCAAGTTCTTTGTGAATAGAGGTCGTCTGAGTCCTGATAACGGCGGTTAACTGCTTGATATCAGGAAGCACATCAAGGCCAAGGCTTGTGCCGTATACTTCGTTGCCGAACGTCTCCCATCGGGCGACGCGGAAGGGAAAATCATGATACCCGCCTTCACGCAGGAAATTGTCAGGTAGCTCTCTGTTGTTTTCTCCGTCTTCGAAATAGCAGGACACGAAGGGCATGTTGCTGTTATCGACCTTGCGCGGGTCGTAGAATTCCCGAGGCTCGACCGCATGAATGACATTGAACTCTTGAAGGTCCTGTTTGTTGTCCAAAGCAGACTTGGCGTGGGAGCTCAGATTATCCTTCCCGAACCGCGCCGCCATTTGCCGGGCAGTCATGGAGAATTTGCGGTAAAGTGTATCCACAACACCTTGATGATTCTGAGCTATCCAGTATGTGCCGATAGTTTGGGTTGCAAAGTGAAGAATCGATTCCCACGATTCCTCTTGAAGCATGGCCTGGACGCCGAATCCGGCCAACTCGATATAACCGGTGTGCACCGAAGCATAAAAGTTTGACTTGCGGTATGCCTGGTAGAACAGCTTCTCAACGAAAGACACCCAATCACGTACCGGGGCAAAGTCCATTAAATCAGGGTCTTCTGTCGTTATCTTGAACCACGGACGAGCCGGGCTCGTGTGGCCCGAGTGCATCATAGCAGCAAAGTTCGACAGGTTCTTACGCGGCCGACTGTCCAGGCTCTCCAATTTGCGGGGAGAGCGTTCACCCGGCTTTTCGCTATCATAAAGACCATGTGCGGGAAGAAGGAACCGAGACAGGTCACGCCACCCGGTTTCATGCGGGAGCCGTTTTTTCTTTAACTCCGCCAAGATGGAGTTATGCCGCTCGATTCGCTCTTTTACGCTCTCAGCCATTTAAGACCCCAGTAACGTAGGCTTGGTTATGTTGGCCGCGCCCAGGACTCCAAGTCCGCCAGTTGGGTTGGTTGATGTCCTGCCAAGTGCAGCACGAGCTGCGGCTTTCTTTTTGGCGTTTATGGATGCTTCCGAACTGGACTCGTCCGGCTCGTTTGGAACCGGAGGTGGAGCGATAATTACCGGGGCAGGCGGGTTGGGAGGCTTGCCAAAGATAAGCTCACTGATTGGTTGAAGTATTTCCTTAACGCACATATCAGGCGGCCTCCATAAGATATTCATTCGTCTTGGATTTTTGCCATTGAAGTTCTTTTTCCCAGGCCTCTAAATATTCAGGACGCTTTGACCAGTCTTCACCCCGCAACAAGTATTTCATAGTTGCACCAATCGACACGGCTTCACAGGCAACCATAGAGGCAAAGCCCAGTGCATGAGACGGCTTCCCAATATCGAGGCTAATATAGCGCAAATTGCTTGTATCCTTCGGATAGTCTCGGTATACGGAGCATGCCGCCCACACAGGTCCAGCAAAGACCGCAACGCCTCCACCATGAAATATTTTGCGGGCCGTGATGGACGCCTTTAACAGGTCTACGTCTGAGGCTTCGCCATTAACAGCCCCCCTGGCTACTTCAAGACATTCATATAGGGTTTCGAACTGATCGGTTGCCTCTATTCCAATTGGCGTTAAACTGTCAAGTACGTGTTGTGCGATATCACAACAGAGCGCTCTCGCCTGAATTTCAGTTATACCGGTAAGCTCTAAC